AGTAGCAAAAGCAGATGCTAAAAACATTGCTCAAGGTTCAGCTGACGAAAAAGGCGGAACAGTTGCAACTCCAGCTAAAATCATCGGTGATGTAGCAAACACAGGCGGTAAAGAAAAAGTGTCATTGAAACCGGCACCCAAAGCTGAAACTGCTGACAAAGCTGATAACAAAAAATCTCCAGTTGCGTAAGTAATTGGAATTTTAAGGAGAGAGTCGGATGTCATCATTGTACCTACGAGAACAACTAACGTTTGATCAAGCACGAGTGCAGGTTTTACATGAAGGTAAAGATGGAAAAGATCTTTACATGAAAGGTATCTGTATTCAAGGAGGCATTAAGAATGCCAATCAAAGAGTGTATCCGGTTTCGGAAATTGCGAAAGCAACCAAAACACTTAATGATCAGATCACGTCAGGTTATTCTGTACTAGGAGAAGTAGATCATCCAGACGATTTAAAAATTAATTTGGACAGAGTTTCACACATGATTACTGATATGTGGATGGACGGTCCAAATGGATACGGCAAAATGAAGATTTTGCCAACCCCCATGGGTCAACTTGTTTCAACTATGTTGGAATCGGGTGTGAAATTAGGCGTCAGCTCACGAGGAAGTGGAAACATTTCTGAATACGGCAACGGCGAAGTTTCAGACTTTGAAATCATCACAGTGGATATAGTGGCTCAACCTTCGGCACCTGGTGCTTACCCAACTGCAATATATGAACATCTTTTAAACACAAAAGGCGGACATAAAGCAATGGGTGCGGCGGCTGAAGTTAGAAATGACAAAAAAGCACAAAAAGCCCTCACTGAGGCACTAACCAACATAATCAAAGGACTAAAATAACATGTTCGACGCAATATCAAAACTAGTTGAGTCAGGCGTGATCGGAGAAGAAACTCAAAAATCTATCTCTGAAGCGTGGGATTCACAAGTTAAAGAAAACAGAGAAACAGTAGCGGCTGAACTTCGTGAAGAATTTGCTAAAAGATACGAGCACGACAAAGGTAACATGGTCGAGGCTATTGACAAGATGATGACTGATAAGTTGTCTGAAGAAATCAGCAAATTTGTCGAAGACAGAAAAGCACTAGCTGTAGAAAAAACTTCTTACAAAGAATCTGTAGGAACGCATTCTGCAAAATTAGAAGAGTTTGTATTAAGCAAACTTACTAATGAAGTTAAAGAACTACACGACGACAGAAAATCTGTGTCTGAAAACTTTGGAAAATTAGAGGAGTTCGTTGTAAACGCACTTGCTAAAGAAATCAAAGAATTCGCAGAAGACAAGAAATCTGTAATCGAAACCAAAGTAAAATTAGTGAAAGAAGCAAAAGTTCAATTGAAAAAATTGAAAGAATCTTTCATTAAGAAATCAGCTCAGGTTGTTGAATCGGCTGTCTCTAAAAAATTGACTCAAGAAATTGCTCAATTGAAAGAAGACATCACGTCAGCTAGAGAAGTTTCTTTTGGTAAACAAATTTTCGAAGCGTTTGCTTCAGAGTATCAAGCTTCTTACTTAAATGAGAAGTCTGAATCATCAAAACTTATGAAGGTTGTTGATGAAGCTACTTTGAAACTGCAAGGCGCTGAGAAATCCATCGAAGAGAACAGAGTGGTGATTGAATCCAAAGAGCAAGAAATTGCTCAGATCAAGGATTTGATGGAACGCAAAGAAACGATGGCAGAGTTGCTCAAACCTTTGAGCAAAGAAAAAGCAGATGTTATGAATCAGTTACTGGAATCAACAGAAACTGGCAAATTAAAATCTGCGTATGACAAGTATCTTCAAGCAGTGATGGAAGATGCTCCTGTAGCAAGAGCCAAGAAATTTATTTCTGAAGCTTCTGGCGACAAAGCAGGTGCTCCTCGATCAGAACGAGACGATGCTGAACTAAGCAATATCCGTGTATTAGCGGGCGTTGCTCAAAACTAACAACTAAACTAAGGGAATGAAACAAATGAGTGAATTATTTGAGTCAAAATGGAGCGAAACTAAATCAGCTCTAACTGAAGGTTTAGCGGGTAACAAGAAAAAGACTATGGACATCATCTTAGAAAACACTAAGAGATATTTGTCAGAGTCTGCTACTGCAGGTGCTACATCTGCTGGTAACGTTGCTACGTTAAACAGGGTTATCCTACCAGTAATTAGACGGGTTATGCCGACTGTTATTGCTAACGAAATCGTTGGTGTACAGCCGATGACTGGTCCTGTAGGACAAATCCACACACTAAGAATTAGATATGCTGATTCTTCTAGCGGAACTACGACAACAACTGCTGGTGAAGAAGCACTATCTCCATTCAAGATTGCGGAAGCATACTCTGGAGACAACAGTTCAACTAAAGCGGCGGCTACTGCGGCATTAGAAGGATCTGCTGGAAAAAGATTATCTATCCAAATCTTAAAACAAGCGGTTGAAGCTAAATCAAGAAAACTATCTGCAAGATGGACTTTTGAAGCGGCTCAAGACGCACAAGCACAACAAGGTATCGATGTTGAAGCGGAAATCATGGCGGCGTTAGCTCAAGAGATTACTGCTGAGATCGACCAAGAAGTTATCGGTTCATTACAATCATTAGCAACATCTAATGGTAACAATGAAACTTATGACCAATCTGGTGTATCTGGAACTGCAACTTTCGTAGGCGATGAGCATGCGGCACTTGCAATCTTGATCAACCGAGTTGCTAACGTAATCGCACAAAGAACAAGAAGAGGCGCTGGTAACTACGCTGTAGTTTCTCCACAAGCTCTAACTATTCTTCAATCTGCTACAACTTCAGCGTTCGCAAGATCAACTGAAGGAACTTTCGAAGCACCGTCAAACACTAAGTTTGTTGGAACTTTGAATGCGGCGATGAGAGTATATGTTAACGCTTATGCGGCTGACGACTCTAACGTACTTGTTGGTTACAAAGGTGCAAGTGAAGCAGACGCTCCGGCGTTCTATTGTCCTTACATTCCTTTGATGTCATCAGGTGTTGTACTTGATCCAGCTACTTTTGAACCAGTTGTTGGCTTCTTAACAAGATATGGCTATGTTGAATTAAACAACACTGCGTCATCTCTTGGTAACGCGGCTGACTACTTAGGTACAGTAGGAATCAGTAACGTATCATTTAAATAATCTTTAGATTATTTGAGATTAAAAAGGCGTCAGAAATGGCGCCTTTTTTTTGACTAAAAAATCAAATACACTCGTTTAACGGCATTTTTTTCTTTGTCGTACGAATTGCATTCCAAATATGACATTTTAATAGTTGCAACTAACACCTAAATATTTCTACGAAGATACAAATATCTTCTTAAACGAAAGGAAATCCAAATATGGAAATTCTAACTAAAATCAAAGCAGGCGCAAAGACTATCACAGAAACTGGCGTGGGCTTGATCGCCCTGGCGATGGTTTTCGAAATATTGTTCAAGGGACAACCAATACCGTTCTTGGGAACAATAAATGTAATCGGAAATGTGTCGGCGATTGTAAAATCTTTCTCAGCTGATGGATTGGTAGGACTTGTAGCAATATACGTTCTATACGCTATCTACAAAGAAAAATAAACAATCAAACACCTGGGGCGGTGCAGACGTGCATCGCCCATTTAACTCTACATTTAATTTTTATTAGCACCGTATAAATACATCAGTTTAATTGTGCTTTACAATAGTGTAAAGACTTATGCGGAAATAAACCACCGCGTACCGAGTAGAACTTGGATTGGACTCCTAACTAAAGGAGAAAACAAATGGGAAGACCCGTAAAAAAATCACGTTTTGGAAACACAGCAGGCGACTTTGAAGTCACTGGTGCATTTGCAACAACAGCAACACAACCAGACGGTACAGGTGCAGAAGCAGTATCTACAGCATCCGGCAACTATATCGTTAAACAAAGATCCAGCAAAAGATTTATTATTAATTTTACATCTGCAGATGGATCGACTAGATTAGCACAAACACTTGCACTTACAGCAGTAGCTCCGGCTTCATTGACAGCTGGACAGTTTTGTGTTCAACTTATACTTGATGACTCTACTGTGGCATATGTGGCTAAGTTCTTCAACAGAACTGTACACTATGTAACAGCGGCTGGCGCAACAGGAGCAATAGCTTACGCAATGCTAACTGAAGCAACAGACGAAGGCAACACAGCAGGCAAAGGTACTATCGACGTACTATAATCATAGTAGCACACGTGCTTATAAGACCATGGGGGAGTTGTATGCTCCCCCATTTCTTTTATAAATAACAGTAATATTATGGCAAGACGTATTGTAAACTCAGGTGATTATTCAGTTACAGCAGGCACGGGCGTATTAGGTGTCAACACCATCACACTCGATGCGGCAACTGTGAGAATTCCAGGAAAGTTAACGGTTGAAGGCACACAGACTGTAATTAATTCAACCACACTGACAGTGGATGATCCTTTCATTGAAGTGATCAGAAACAACTCGGGCTCAGATCTGGATGGTGGTATCTATGTGAATCGAGGCGGAACCGGCAACAATGCTGTGATGTTTTGGGACGAAGGTGACGATGTATTCAAAATGGGAACAACCACAAACAATGCTTCCACATCTCCACTGACCAATCTAACACTGGCAAAATTACAAGTAGCAGAACCTTCTGCCACCTCCGATGTCGCCACAAAAAACTATGTTGATGTTGAAGTAGGATCAATAACGGGTGCAACATTTGCCGTTGACGATTCTTCGACTGTAACAGCCGCGTCAGGCAACACTCTATATCTTAAAGGTGGATCCAACATTAACACTGTTGGCAATAATGCCACAGACACAATAACAATATCACTAGACAACGATTTGACAGGTATTACATCCATAACATCAGATGCATCCAACGGTGATTTAACACTGACAGCAAACGGCACAGGTGAAATAGTGCTGAATGACATACTAACATTCACAGTGGGCACTGCAAACCCAACTGCTACTACATCTACTAAAATGTATAACAAAACAGCGGCAGGCGGCGGAACAGGCCTATACTTTAAAAACTCAAACATTGATTCTGGTGCTGAAGGAGAATTGATAAGTAAAAAGAAAGCAACAGCACTAGCTATTGCACTAGGATAATATATGGCAATTACAAATTTTCAAGTTGGAACAGGCACGGGATCAGCGGCATTCACAGCGTCAGCATCCACTGCTATCACAGCTATGTACATCACAAACAAATCATCATCAGACGGAAACGTGGACGTATATGTGGTTCCGTCGGGCAGTACCGTAAACGAAAATTTCAAAGTCTACAACACTCTTTTAGTACCAGCCCAAGACACTTACGTGATCGATTCAGAAAAATTAATTCTCGAAACTGGTGATAAGATTTACATTGCGGCCCCGGACTCATCAGCACAATTCAACGCAACCATATCAACCATAGGATTATAATCCAATGGGTAGGCTCGTAAAAAACACAACAATAAATCCAGGTTCTTTAGCTGTAAAAATCCCCACAGTAACCACGACACAACGACCCACAGGTGCAGACGGTGATATTGTTTACAATGCAACCACTGGTACATTTCAAGCCTATGACAACGGATGGGCCAACATATCCACGGGCA